AGTATTGAAAATATAGCATTTAGTAATGCAATTGAAAATATGGATAAACTCGGTGCTTATGGAGGACAAGAAAGTTGGAAAATAGGCCAACTAGAATTATATAAAAATGCTCAACTTCAAATGAATGTAGTTATACTTATTCCTTGGGAAACATGCGAAACCAAAGGTGACTGTGATACAGAAGGGCCAGTTTGTGAGGATTGCCAAGACCTTGAAAATGATGGGCCTTATGCTCCAGAAGATTATCCTGAACCACCTCATTTTGGTTGTAGGTGTGGGCCGGGAGAAGAAGTATTTGTGGTAGAAGAATTCCCTACAAATGAAGAAGAATCTTTATACTTAAATAATAAGATTATGGCGATATTTATATCATGAATATAGTATTATATCATTTATGTGAGAGGTAAGATAGTTATGGCAAATGTAGTGCAAAGTATAAAACAACGAGTTGAGCGTGTTTTCGCTCCAAGTAAAACGGAAACAAATCCGTTCCAAGATTTAAGTGGAGGAATGGGAGGTGTAGCATTTGAAAGTATTGGGGATTTCATTAATTTCTATAAAAGTGAAGCATTCAATATTGCATATAAACACATGGACCCATTCTCATGCTACATAATGGCAATGGGGAATAGTTGGCTATCCTCAACTATAAGTGCTGTTGCTCGACCTCTCGCTGCAAGCCAAATAGTTGCCATGCCAAATGACCCAGAATATCCTGATAATATTGAGGTGGATATTCTTAATGATATGATGAAAGACCCAAATCCCGACCAAGATGATTATGATTTTAAATATGAATTAGCATGGGATTTTCTTTGCACTGGAACTAATTATATTGAAATTGCTTATGATAATTATGGTTATCCTCGTTCATTATATCGCCATTTACCATACTTAATCACTAAATTAGATGATGGAACTTATCGACATAAGAATGGTTATATTTTCCAATCTGACGAAATGATACAAAATAAATATTTTAATCCTTTCAGTAATAAGGTTGGAATGTCACCAATAGTACCACTTGTGGCTAGTGTCATGTTGGATAGTAGTATCCTTAATACTAATCTTAAAAATTTCGAGGGAGGCCCGAAGGGATTACTTAGTATGGATAAAAGTATCCCTGCTAGTATCGCTCAGAAGGAAATAAAAAGAATCCAAGAAACGGTCGCTGAGATGAAGAAGAAAAAAGAGAGTAATCATCTCGCAGTTTTTGCAATGACATGGCAAGCCATCGGAATGAGTAACAAAGATGCTATGACTCCAGAAATGGAAAAGAGTATTCAGACTCGTATTTGTAGTGTTTATGGAGTTCCACCTGCTAAAGTATCAGTAATAGATTCTGGTAATATTGGAGGAGGTACTGGTGAAAGCCAAGATGAGTCAATGAATGAAACACTTAATTTCTGGGGTAAGAAAGCCTTGTTAGGTGGAATCCAACAAGGATTAATTAAGGCTTTCCAATTTGAGAATACTTATTATGATTTCAAAGACCTTACTAAAAAAGATGAACGCAGACTCGCAGATTTGGATAATGTGAATTTACTAAATGGTAGTACAACATTAAATCGTGTACTGGCTAAAAGAGGAGAACCATTATATGACCATCCACTCGCAGATGAGCCATTAATTCCTAGTAATCTTATTCCTTTAAGTGCATTAGAAAAACTATTAACCGAACCTGAACCTGAACCTAATCCTATTAATCCTGTATCCGATGAACCACCAGAAGATGATAATGAAGATGATGGCGAGGAAGATGATGACATGATTAACGACCAAAAGGCTAATGAGTTTTTGAAAATGCAGAATAAGGTATTGAAAAAATTAGAAGTTAGGGGTGATAGTAAAGCATTTGTGGTATATCGTAGTATCCGAGATGAACTATAAATATTTAAGTAATAAAAGCGTATAAATAATAAATAATAGGAGGCGAAGCAACATTATGACTAGTATAGTCCAAACTAATATTCCGATACAATTCGGGGCGACCCTCACTGAAACATCTAAGAAAGATAATCGTTTATTTTTAAATTTCCTTGCCAGTACTACAACCAAATCTCTTAGCGACCATCAAATGGAAGAATCTGCTATTGAAGATATGAAACAAATTAGTAGTGAGCATAATCTTCCAACATTCATTGACCATAATAGTGAAAAAGATTTCGGACAAATTGTAGGAGTAGCCGAAACTGGCCCTGATGAGTTCCGACCAATAGTCCGAGTGAATGAAGAAACTGGTAATCCCATAGTTGATGCTCCAGTCCAAAAAGTGAAGCAATGGATTAAGGAAAATGCTAATATGGGAGCAAGTATAGGGGGTATTGTGCAAAAACTCAAAATTGAGTTCGACCCAGATACCGATGATATTACTTTTAAAATACATAATATCCGATTATACGAAATGAGTGCTACACTTATACCTGCTTTACCAGAAACCAGAGGAGAAGTAAAAACTGAGAAAGTATGTCCTAATGGTTTTTGTGGAGAAATTAATAGGCAAGTACAAGATTATCTGGATAGTAATCCGGAGTTAGTTCAATCAATCAAAAATAAAGTTAAACCTAGTATAACTAATAGTACCAAACAAACTAATGGTACATGGAATTGGCAGAATACAGGCCAAATCCAAGTGCAATCACATAAAAAACCTGAATCTGTGACTGTACCTATTGAAGATAGAGGTGAGAATATGGATGAAGAAGCCATGAAAATATTAAAAAAAATGAATGAGAATGTTGATGTGTTAATGACCGAACGAGAAACTAGAATTGAGGAAGCCCGGAAAATCCAAGAAAAAGAGGAAGCCGAGCAAAAACAGAATGAAATCCTCGAAACATTAGTAGCAAAAGCTAGTGAAGTTATTGCTGAAAAAGTAGATGAGTTAGTTGATAAAAAATTGGATGAAAAAATAGTTAAGACTAGAACTCATGTCCAATCCATGCCAATAAATACTCCTACTATTGAGGATAATGGAGGAGGAGAACCAAATAATGGAGTACTCGAAAACATTGAAGGTATCCCATTAGGCGAACCAGCAGAATATACTCCTCATATTGGTGGAGTTGTCCAAAAAAATGCAATGACCCCAGAAGAATTAGCCGCTAAATTTGGTTAATACATAAAAAAAATAATTAATATTATATGATAAAATGTATAGGAGAAGATGATTATGGTTACAATGCAAGAATTAAAAGACCAAATACAAGTTACTGATATTCCTTTAACCGAAAAAACATTCAAAAAAGAAGGAGTAGATAATTTAGATGAATATGTACGCCAAATCGCTGCTGAAAAATTAGAGAGTATTCTTGAACAGCAAATGGCTTCAACTAATTTCTTCCCAACTAGACTAGACCCAAAAATTTATGACCAAGGAACTTTGTATGGTTGGAGTCCAGCCCTAACTTACCTTGAAAATAAAGGTAGAAGGAAAGCAACTGGAGATACCAAAGTTCAATATATTAAATGGACTGCTGGGTTTACTCCGGAATGGATACAAGAAACTGATTCTACTTCTGGTGGTGGAACTGGTACAAGTTCAACTGCAACTGCTAGTATGAAATTCATAGCCATGCCAATAAGTTTATCTGACCTTATCGGTCAAGGTGCTAGTGCTGGAATGAAGGCTCAGATTATGCAATTTGCAATGCAAGGACTACGGGAAGATTTCAATGCTAAAATAGTTGCAGGAGATAAAGATACTAATTATCAATTTGATGGTTTAGATACCATTGCACTTGATAGTGGTACTCGAACTAATCTTTCAACTGCTAATGTTACCGTTGAAGATTTGAATACTGCCGAAACTACTTTCCGGGATACTGTTAAAGGAGGTTCTCCTACTGTAATATTCACTAGTAATGCTGTTGTAGACCAACTCAAAAAGGATATGATGGCTACTGTAAATACAGTAAACACCACAGAAGCAATTGCTGGTGTAACTGTACCTGCTTATGCTAGTAATACTGGTAATGTGCCTATTATTGCAGACCCTAATGTGCCTAAGACTGGAAACCAAAGAAGATTGGATATGTTTAATGAACAGCACATTATGATAGAAGACTTTATGACTCCTACTTATGTCATGAAAGGAAAAGCTAAACCATTCGCTACTGATGGTTGGTTAGTCCAAGTAAGTGTCCTTTATGATGTTGCTCCGGCCCTTAATGTCCAGTTATATAATATAGCCTAATATTTTTAGGTTAATATTATTTTTTTTTATTTTATATTATTTAGTAAATGGAGGTTTAGGATTTTATGCCAAAATATGAAATTAAAACAAAAGAAAGAACCGACATTCTAATTTTACCATCACAAACATTGGAACTCGTGGATAATAAATCAATCATTGAAATCGAGGAAAGTGAAATTGATGGATTAGAAAAATTAGGGAAAGTAGCCGGATTTAGTATTAGTGAAATTAAACCTAAGAAAAAACCAGCCACACCTAAAAAAAAGGGTACAAAGAAGACTAAATAAATAGGAGGATTATTTATATGGCCATTAATGCAAAAAGAAAAGCAATACTTAATCGTTTGCAGATTGGTTCTAAGATAGGGGATATTCTTTATAATTTAGAAAATCCATTCGTATCAACTGAACAGACTGGGAACGCTGCACAGCAAGATATAGCACATGGGCTTGGTTCAACACCTAGATGGTGGTTTGTGGAAGTAACAGCAACAGCAAGTGGTGCGAATACTTTTGTGAAAGGAACTGCTGATGGAACTAATTGTCCAGTCACAGCAACTACTGGTTCTAAATATCGAGTAATTGCATTCAAATAATAAAAAATATTTATTTATTTTTTTTTTTATTATTATATTTGGGGCTAGCGAATCGCCCCTATCGTCGATGGTTCGCTAATATATTTTTTTTTACCAGAAACTTTAATTACATATTAAAACCAGAATTAAGTAATATAAGTGGTGATAATAACATGATGAGTTTTACAGCATATCTTAGGAAATTATGGAAATTAACTCCTAAAGGAACAGCCACAGTTGCAAATGGAACTACTAATATTGATGTGACTCATGGGTATGGTGCTACTCCAGATGTTAGTCAATTACATATCACAGCGACTAATAATCTTGGGAGTGCAACTAAATGGTGGGTATCAAATATTGGTGGCACTACTTTCCGTATCAATGTGAATGCTGACCCTGGAGCAACGACTGCGACTTTTAGTTGGAGAATAATATAGGGAGATAGTAATCATGGCTTTAACTACTGTTAGTGATGTGAAATCTAAATTAAAACGACGCTACCTAAATTTTGATAATACGAGGTGGACAGATGCAGTTATTGGTAATATGATTACTATGGCTCAGAAAGAAATTGAGATGGTTACTGGCATGATATTTGATAATCAAACCATTACTCAAAAATTTCATTCAGCAAGATTAAGTTATCCTACGGATACTTTACAATTAGATTACTACCCTATTGTTAGTGTCACTAGTCTTACTATTGATGGTGCAACTAAAACTAATAATAAGGATTATTATATAGACTCAGATTTAGGAATTATTTATTTTGAAAATTATTTACCAGAAACCGGTTACAATAATATAGTTATTCAATATTCTGCTGGTTATAGTACGCCTTATGCTCCTGCTAAAAATCTTTGCGAGGATATGGTGGTTTATGCAATGTTTAAGGAACGAGAAACTCCTCCCAATTTGAAGAAAATATTGAGTAAAGAAGAAGCCGAATTAACTGAGAAAACAGAATTATTAGATATACTTTATAATATTCAGCATAGTTTTAGTATTCTACCTACAAAAATATTTTTAGGAGAAGTTTAATATGGCGATTAGTACACCTGAGCAAGTGAGAATGTATGTGCGTAGTGTTACTACTCAAATCATATCTGATAATGATTTATTAAAATATATGAATGATAGTGATGAGGAATTATTAGCCATACTCTCGAAACAATATGATACTAGTACGATTATGAATAATAATTTATTAAAATTAATCGCTGCTAAAAAAAGTGCTTTGCAAGTCGTTTTATCATTATATGAATCCAATCCTAGTAATGACCTTATACCTAATATTGAAAGATTGAGAAGTGAAGTAGATGATTATATCTTCCGATTAAAAATAGGAGAATTACGATTATGACAATGGCTACTGCCGATTTAAGTGATGATTTATGGAATGAGATTATCCTAATACTCAATGAGAATAGTGATATTACTAATCTTGTTGGTAATAGAATATATGATAATGAATTTATAGTAATAGCCGAAAACCAATATCCATGTATCAGTGTCCAACTCGTGAATGAAGAACCTAGTCTTAAAGGCAGGGCCACAGGTTATCGTAATATTAAATTCCGGTTCAGAATACGAGCATATAGTAGAATATTAGATGCAAATCAAAGTATGAGGCAAAGTCGAGATATTGCTTCAACTATTGTAGGAGAATTAGAAAAAAACTTACATTTAACTTTACACCAAAAAGCATGGAGAGGTGATTCCATAAGTACCAAGTATGGTGAATTGGAAATGGGAGAAAATAAGACTATTACTCAAATAGCAGATATATTTATGGATTATCATGCATTTATCCCAAGAAGCACCCCTTAAAAAAAATAAATATTATTATTGGAGGAATATTAGTTATGGCCGAGAAAAAAGAAAAATTAATCAAATTACAATTTATGGGTAGTAGTCCTCATATTATCCCTAATCATGGATTGCTTTTACCTGAAACTATTATTAGTGTGAATGAAGAAGAAGCCAAATTTTTATTAAAAGGCTTATTCAAAAAAGTATGATATTATAGGAGGCAATAAATTATGGTATATAATTACACAGAATTAGAAGAGTGGGGAGCATTAGGAATAGAATCAAGTCCTGGTACATTGATAGCACCGAGTATTTATTTATTAATGGAAAGTCTTGAACCAAAAACTGATATAACTGATTATATTCCTCCTGAAAGAAGAGGTAAACGGGCTAAAAATTATACTAGTGTCCGTACTGGTACTGATACTAAGATACAATTGAAAATGGATGCTTTCCCAGAGGCCGGATTAGAACATTTATGGTATCTCGCATTAGGTGGTAAAACTAGTGCAATTCAGGGAGCAGGGCCAGCATATAAACATACTATGACTCAGGCAGCTAATCTCCCGGTGGCAAGTATATATAAAAATTGGGAATCGGCAGATAGTGGATTATTACCAGAAGCCTATGCACAATGTATGTTGGATAGTTTAAGTTTAAGTGTTAAAGAGAATGATGCTTGTAAGGTTACTGCTGATTTTATTAGCCAACCTATTGATATAGGCCAGACTGATAAAACACAGACTTATCCAGTAGTTAAACCATTCGTATTCCCACACATGACATTCAAATGGTCTGATTATGGTACTGGAGTTGCTAGTGAAACTAGATGTACTAGTTTTGATATGGAACTTAAAAATGGGGTTAAAACTAAATTCACTGCAAATAATAATTTATATCCTAGTGTTTTTAAAGCCACAGATTTTGAGGTTACTGGAAAATTAGGTATTATGTTTGAAGACAGGACACTACAAAAAAGTTTCTTGGGTGGTACTGGTTCTCAAACCACAGTACAAAAAACAGCCATCCTTAAAAATGTTGAAATTGAAATGATAGGAGAATTAATTGCGAGTACATATTATTATACTCAAACAATTAAATTACCACGAGTCCTTATATCCGACCTTAGTACCGGCGATGACCCAGTAGAATATCAATACTCAATTACTGCTATGGAAGATAGTGTGACTAATAAAACCATTGATGCTGCTGTTACTAGTAAACTTGTGAGTATAGTTTAAGGTGAATGATGTCCTTTGCCTTAACTAATTTTTTTTTTTTTTTTTTAATCAGAAATAAAAATTGGGAGAATTGGTAAATATGCACGAAGATGAAAAAGCATTAGATTTAAGTTTTAAGGATACTTGGGAATATATGGGGAAACCACGCCAAATTGGGAGAACTAATCTCGCAATTCGTATGTATTTGAAGAAAATCCTCAGACAATATGACCAGTTAGAAGAAATCATTAATCAGCCATTCAATGAAACAAAAATAGAGGGTATGGATAAGGAAGGAAATCCTGTTTATAGTGAAAAACCAGATATTATATTTGAAAAAAAACTTAAAGAAGTCATGAAGGAAGCCCAAAAAATAGTTAAACAAATAGTTTCTCCTATGACTAAAGAAGACCTTGATTATATTAGTATTGAGGATTTAGAAGAACTTGATAGGATACTTACTAGGAGAACATTATTAAGGCGAGGATTTACTAGACAAGAAATATTAGATATGGAAAGTAAACAACGAGAAATTTATAAATCATTCCTAGATAAAGGCACAGAAATCATGAATGAAAATGATAAAGATAAAGGTGATGTTGAGGGGTTTCCGTTGGATTAGGATATGATATTTGGTATCTTAATAATGCTTGTGGGATAGACCCAGAAAGAGCCATAAATATGGATGACCAATTGGCGAGTATTCTAATCAAATATCAGGATAGACATGAAAAAAGTAAATTAGGGCCAGATAAACAAGATAAGTCTTGGCGTGAAATAGAAGTAGAAAGTAAACATGAGGAAAATCTTAGGAAACATAAAGAAATACTTGAAAGTGGGAAAATATGAAGTTTAGATTTGATATTGATACTAAAAAAATGTTACATCGTTTCGATACTTTTAGTATTAAAGGATTAGAGATTGCTGGAGATTCTACTTATGAATTTGCTAAAGAAATCCAAGCAAAAACTATTCCTTTCACCCCTAAACTTAAAGGCCCACTCCGAAATACTAGTAAAGTTACTCTCCCAAATCCGGAAGGATTAGGATTAGTAGTTGAAATCATATTCGACCCAATAGCCGATAATGGTTACCATTATGCATTAATACAACATGAAGTATGCTGGTTTAAACACACTACTCCTGGTACAAAATGCAAATACTTAGAAGATGTGATGAACCAGAATGCTAATAATTTTGAATCTGAAATTGGTGGGAAAATGTTTAAAAAATTAGATTCATTATGATAAGAAAAAAATGATAAGGGGCTTAATGTTATGGTTTATGGTGGAGAAATTCGTGGACTACTAAATCTGGATTTAGGAGGCTGGTCAAGAAGTTGGAATCAGGCCGGAGGAGATGTTGATAGAAATAGTCGTAAAATGCAAAAAAGTCTAGATGATTTTGGTATGAAGACTCGCCAAGCCGATGCTGACATGAAAAAAACTACTGGGAATATGAACCGATTTGGTTCAACATGGGGTAGTGTCAGTAATGGTATTAAAAAACATAGTATGGCTATTGGGGCAGCCATGAGTGGAATGGCTGCTGGAATAGGAATGTTACTATATATGGCTGTGGATAAAGCAATTCAGGCAGAACGAGCATGGGGTAATTTTGCTAGTTCATTGAAAATGAGTTATACAGAATGGGCTAGTGTTAGTGATATTTGGGCAGAACGATTTGATAAACTCGTGAAACAAACTGGTCGGAGTAAAGGAGAACTTCGAGATGCCGGTTCTGCATTACTTCAATATGGGGTTACTGCAAATAATTTAGAACGAGATTTAATTTATGTGTCTGGGTTGGCTGCTGGTAAACATGTTGATGCTAAACAAGCAGCAGAATGGTATGGCCGGGCACTTATGGGTAATGGTATAGTTTTGAAGAAATTAGGAGTAAATCTTCAAGATTATGGTATTAGTATGGCTGAGTTTAAGGATATGAGTATGGCTGAACGAGAAGCCTTCCTTAATCAAATATTAGCACAAAAAGGTTATCTTATCCAGAATGATGCTTATGCTAATAGTACAGCGAGTAAACTTGAAGTATTAAAGGCTAAATGGGAAGGATTTATGGCTAAATTCGGAGCTGCATTACTCCCAGTATTAACACCAATAGTAGAAGGATTAACTACGATTCTTGATAAATTTATGGCATTACAAAAAGCATATCCTTGGATTAATCAATTAGGAGCAGGATTTTTAGTATTATTAGGAGTATTATTAGCAGTTGGAGGCCCATTACTCATAGTTAAAACATTACTTGGTGAAATTGTGGGTAGTGTGGGTGATTTAGGAAAACGATTAAGAGGATTACCCGGTAAAAAGAAGATAGATATTAATTGTACTCCAGATGATGTATGCAATGATTGGACTAGTGGCCGAAAAAAAGGGAGTATGAAAGCAAGAATTACTGATTTTCTTTCTGGTGCTGGAACTCTCACAGTACCAACTCTCGCAGTAACCGGTACATTAGTCGCTGCCGGGATAGCCACAGGTCATATTGCAAATCTTATGGAAGAAGGCAAAATTACTGGTACTCCTGCAATGACTAGACCACTTGGAGCATTAGGGCCTGGTGGAGTTTGGGGAGGAATATTTCAAGGAACAGCCACAAGTTTAGGTCGGGCTTATTCTGGACAAAGTGTTGGGCCTGGCGTGATTGGGAAAGATTTAGCAAGAGGAATGTTACCAGATAAAAATAGTATTTTGATGTATTGGAATAATCTGGTAATGAGTATAAACCTGAAAGATGCTCTTGGTAAAGCATTTGGTAAAATAGATTGGATGAAAATCCTAACACTCGGTATGAGTGGAAAAGGAGGCTCATTCAAATGGCCGAACTTTGGTGACCCATTTGCTGGAGTGAAAAAATGGGCGAGAACTCTTAGACCTTTCATCACAAATCCACTTAAAGCACTTACTGGGCCTATCAGGAATATTTGGAATACTATTAAGAATCAGGCAATCCCTATATGGAATGGTTTAAAAAATGGTATTAAGAATATTGGGAATAATATCCGACAAGGAATAGTTAATGCATTCAATAGGATACCTGGCCCTGCTAGAAGTGCTTGGAATAGTGTGAAAAATGCTGTATGGGGGCCTGTATCTAAGATTATGGATTTAATCCGTAATTTGAAATCAGCAATTGGTGCTGGAGGCCATAATATCGGCAGATATGCTAGTCCTAGTATGAGTCTAAATATGGGTGCAGGTGGCGTGGATATTTTTGATTATCTTTTAGGTGATACTCGGAAACCAATAACAGGAAATCCTTATAATATCGGTGACTCAAATTGCTGTGGTAGTAATAGTGGTGCTGGTAGTAGTTCATTGATAGGTAGTATTAGTAATGCTCCAAAGGTTTGGCCTAAAAAGATTATAGGATTTGCAAACAATTTAGCCGGTAAATTCTTTGGTGTTGGGAAATTTAATAGTGGAAACCTTCAAGGATTATGGCATGCTTTCACAAATAAAATATTTGGTAATCTCGGATACCAATTCTATTTCGGGAACAGATATTCTCCTCAAGAAGTTCTATCTCGTGGTGCTGGAAATTGTATGGATTTAGCCAGACTATTCTGTACTATTACTAGAGCATTTGGAATTCCATGCAATCCTATGGGTAGAAGTTTTGTGGGTAGTACACCTCACAGGTGGGCTATTACTCCATTCGGTAATTTCGACCCAACTCATTTTGTGCATGGTGGGGGTTGGAGTGTTCTCGGAAAAGCAGTTAGTGCTGGTAGAAGTTTTGGTGCGACTGCTCGTGCTTCTGCTCCTCCTATGATGGGTGATGCTCAACCAATTATCATGCAATTAATCTTTAAGGGAGATACTTATGGATTATCTGATTTCTATGATAAAGTGGAAGAAGGAGCACAGATATTAATTAATAAAACTATTAAGAAATTGAATTATTAGGGAGATGATTATTGCATGCCAGACCAAGCATTAATAGGGCCAATAACAATTAATAGTACTCATTTGTATGATGGATTATCAATTAATGAAATTTCAGCCCATAAATTCAGATTAGTAACCACACAGGAAGAAGCAAATAGGATTATGGGTATGGCTGGTAAAGTTACTCGATATGAGGCCCCTAATAAACGATTTATTACTGGGGATAGTTCTTTTAATCCTATGTGGATAGATGCGAGTACACCTATAACATATAATACTAGTCAGACTATTCGAGGTTGGTATGTGTTAGGAAATGTTGCTCCTGTGGAGGAATTAGGCCCAGATTATGTTGAGTTGGAATTTGAATTAGAACAGGTCAGTCCTCATGAAATGGAATTATTGAAAATGCAATATACTACTGGTGTGAATGATGGTACTTTCGTTGATTATGAGTACGCTTATCCGACAGTTACGACTTACTATCTGCAGGATACTTTCTCAACATTTG